ATGCCTGAAATCAAGATCAAAATTCGGGACAAGCGAGCCGGAGGCACGGGGACCGTGATCTGCGGCAACAGCGACTACACGGTGGCGTGGGACCTGGACGAGGAATGGACGCCTTACGACACCAAGACCATGCGGGTGAACCTGGCGGACGGCACCTATCAGGACGTGGTATTCACCGGCAATACGGCGGCTCTGCCGGTGCTCAGCACGCCGGGGTGGGCGTCCGTGGGCCTGTACGCCGGGGATCTGCACACCAGCCGGGCGGCGGATCTGCGGGTGCTGTCGTCTGTTACCACGCCCGGCGGCGCTCCGGCGGACCCGGCGGAGGATGTGTATGCTCAGATCACGGAAAAGCTCAATCAGCTGATTGCGGTGCAGCCGGAGAGCGTCGCCCAGGCGGTGGCGGATTATCTGACGGAGCACCCGGCCGTCTCGTCCATGCGGGTGGAGGGCGGATACATTCAGTTTTCCGGCGATGGGGAAAACTGGGACAATGTGGTGGCGCTGGCCGGACTGAAGGGTCCCAAGGGCGACACCGGCGGTACAGGCCCGCGAGGCCCCGCCGGGTCCGACGCCAGCGTGACGGCTTCCTCCATTGCCGGCGCAATGGGGCTGTCGGGGCTGTCCGCAGGCGACCAGATCGCGGTGGATACCGTCGGGGCGGACGGACGCCCTGCCAGCTGGAAGAAAAAAGCCCGGGATGTCCTGAACGTCAAGGACTTCGGGGCCAAGGGCGACGGCAGCACGGATGACACGGCGGCCATTCAGGCGGCAATTGACTACGCCGTGGCCGCCGGGCGGCGCTCCGTTTACTTCCCGGCCGGGACATACATTGTCACCAGCCCCCTACACGCCCAGGTTGAAACCGGCACCACCACGGTGGGCGGCAGCACCAAAAGCCGGTACGCTTACGGCATGGGCCTGACGCTTCGGGGGGAGCAGGTGGGCAAGACGGTGCTGCGCAAGACCGGACAGGCAACCTATACGATTCCGGCAAATAACAACATCAACGGCGGCAGTACTGTTGACACCACGCTGTTCTTCGGCGGAACCGAGGGCACGGGGCTGTACGTCTCCGACCTGTCCATCGAAAACGCCTCTACCGGCGAGTGCTACGCCATCTATGCCACCCGGGCCAGGTGCGTCCTGGAGCGGCTTAATGTGTGCACCAATAGCCACGGCATCTACCTTTACGGCTGGCTGAACAACCTGACGGACATCATCATTACCGCCAAGGAAAAGGGCCTGTGGGTGGCCAACGCCACTTCCACCGTGTGCAATAAGGTGTTTGCTGCCGGGTGCAACAATCCCTATTACCTGGTATCCGCCTATTATTCCACCCTGATCTCCTGCTGTGCGGACAGCTGCACGGGCAGTATCTGGACCCTTAAGGGCAGCGTGAGCATGATCGGCTGCGGCTCGGAAAGCAAGGGCGCGGACCGGTATATCGACCTGCTGGATGACACCCGTGTTGACGCGCATGGGTTGTATTTGTACGACCTGGAAGCACCATCTGGTTCTACTGGGACCAACAAGGCCCTGTTCCGGATGGCCAGCCGCTGTGTCCTGAACGTGGACGGCATCCAGCTGGCTGGTACGGCCAGCACCCAGGGGGTGCAGAACGCCCTGCTGGAATGCGGCACCGCGTCGGTAACCTTTTCTGTGCAGGACGTCCTGCTGTTCAACAATGGCGCAAGCCCTCTGCTTCCGGCCCTGTGCAGGGGGTCCATCCCCACCGGGTCCCTGTTCCGGCTGCACTACGGGAGCTACAGCGGCTTCTACAAGTACACCGCCGATGGCCTGACGCCCACCATCGCTTTCACCGTGCCGGACGCCAGCGTCACCCCGGCCAAAACCACCTTTATCCAGCCCGCAGAGGGGCACTATGAGACCCAGCCCAATTACACCAACGTGCTGCCCGATGCGGAGACTCCGCCCTCCGGGAATGCCCTGACGGCCCACGGCACGATACCGGGTATGCGCTACGGGGCCGGAACGCTGAATTCTCCTCCCGGCATGACGTCCTCGAATGTGGCCACCTCCTCCGGCTTTATCTCGGGGGTTAAGCCCGGCGACGTGATCCGGATCAGCGGGCTTTATATCGGCAGCACCAGCGAAAATTATGTGGGCTTTGCCAATGCCGGCAAGAACTTCATCGGCGGCACAAACGGCATAAACTTTGTCAAATCAGCCGCTGACGTCTGGAACGCCACCATTGACGAGAACGCGCTGACCACCACTTTCACCATCCCGGAGAAGGATTCCGCCAACCGATCCCTTGCCAACGTAGAATATCTCTATTTCTCCGGCAGGCCCAACACCAGCGGCCCGGTGATTGTCACCGTCAACGAGGAAATCGTTAACAAACAGGTGTGGGTGGGTACCCCCATGCAGTTCGGCAATGAGATCAAGCAGAACATGGCCAATGTTTTTGTGCAGGCCCCCAACGGCGCCCTGTACACCATCGCCGTGGACAACAGCGGCAATCTGTCGGCCAAGGCATTCACGCAGTAATCACGCCGCCCAAGGCGGCAGGAAAGGAGATTTTACAACATGAAAGAAAACACGATCAAGGCCGCGCTGGCGGCCGCACTGGGGGCGCTGTGCGCCTACGGAGTGCAGCTACTGGTACCGGTGCTGGTGCTGGTGGTGGTGATGCTGCTGGACTACGCCACGGGCATGACCAAGGCATGGAACGCCGGGGAGCTGTCCTCCCGGGTGGGTTTGCGGGGCATCCTGAAAAAGGTGGGCTACCTGGTCATCGTCGGCGTGGCGGCTGTAGTGGACTGGTTGCTGCGCTACGGGGCCGACACCCTGGGCTGGGACTGGCCGGTGGAATTCCTGTTTGCCAGCATCGTCATTATTTGGCTGGTCATCAACGAGCTACTGTCCATCCTGGAGAATGTGTCGGCCATTGGTGCGCCGGTGCCCGGTTTCCTCCAGGCGCTGCTGAAAAAGCTGAAGGTACACACCGAGGACACGGCGGCGGAGAACCTGCCGGGAGAGGAGGACAACAACAATGAGTAAGCGAGTGTACATCAGCCCCAGCGACCAGACGGAAAACCGCTACGCCTGGGGCAATACCAACGAGCACGTTCAGTGCCAGAAGATCGCCGAGGCGGAGGCTGCCGCCCTGCGCCGCAGCGGCGTGGAGGTGAAGCTGGCTGCCTTCGGCACCACCATGGCCCAGCGCTGCGCCGAGTCCGACGCCTGGCGCGCGGACATCCACAACTGCGTCCACACCAACGCCTGCAACAAGCAGGTCATGGGCACCCGGCTGTTCTGCTACGCCATCCCCGGCAAGGGGTACGACGCCTGCAAGGCGGTGTTTGCGGAGCTGGCCCCGCTGTCTCCCGGCACGTCCGAGAATATCCAGGTGAACCCGATCTACGAGGTGCGCGTGCCCGACGCGCCCAGTGTGTACTGCGAGTGTGAGTTCCACGACACCGCCGAGGGTGCCAAGTGGATCGTGGAGCACACCACGGACATCGGCGAGGCCATCGCCAAGGGCCTGTGCAAGTATCTGGGCGTAAAATACGTCCCGGCCAAGCAGGAGGCCCCCAAGCCCGCCGAGCCTGCCCAGAGCGATACCCTGTACCGGGTCCAGGTGGGGGCCTTCGCCGTCCGCGCCAACGCCGAGAAGATGCTGGACCGCCTGAAAAAGGCCGGGTTTAGTGGGTTCATCGTGAAGGGGAAGAAGTAAGAAACATTCTGGACGGCGGGGAGTGACGTAACGCCGCGCTCCCTGCCCGCGCATTGCGCCCGCACGCCCACGGCTTCTATTTTGCCATGGATAATAGTCGCAAAGCCGTTCGGTACTACATTTCCAGCATGGCTCCTAAGAGAGCTTTGGAATTTGTCCAATCTTTCGATTTGCCAGAAGATGAGGAATCGTGCATTATTTTGTGCGATATCCGCCGAAAGTCTTATATCCAAGTTTCCAACGCGCTTCACGTCTCGCCGGAAAGCGTCAAGAGAAACCGTCGCAGGGCATTGTCGAAAATTGTTGACGCGCTGACAAATCAATAGACCTCACTTGGACATGATCGCCCATTCAGAGACCTTTTACAGGCCATCTGAATGGGCGATTTTTTTGTACCATATAAGCAAAGGAGGGCTGGCGATGTACGGATTCAACAACCAATATCAGCAGGGATACGGCGCCCCATACATGGGGCAATACGGGCAAGCATCACAGCAAGCGTGCCAGATCACCAGAGTAAACGGCAGAAACGGGGCAGACGCGTTCCGCATGGCGCCCAACAGTTCCATCTTACTCCTGGACGAGAATGACCCGGTTGTGTGGCTGAAGGTCAGCGACGGGGCGGGGTATTGTACTGTTACCCCGTACAGCATTGCTCCGTATCAAGACCCCGCGAAGGTAGATGTTACCAGTTTGGAAGAACGCGTAAAAAGATTGGAGGAAATGTTAAATGCCAAATCCGATGATTCAGATGCTCCAGCAAAACGCAAAAAGTCCGAATAACCCCCTTGTAATGCTGGCGGAGTTCCGCAAGTTTGCGGCTGGTATGACCCCACAGCGGGCGAAGGAGCAAGTGGAACAAATGTTGCAATCGGGGAAGATGAGCCAAGAGCAGTTTCAGCAGCTCCAGCAGAAGGCGAAGGAGTTTATGCAATTTCTGAAATAAGCCGGGCTTTACGATAAACCCCAATGCTTATGAGTTTTTCTCTGTTTTACACGGGAGTCATCAATATGTTCAGCCTCTTCATAAGACCATAGGAATCCGTGGCAAGTAACAATTCTTCCGGCTATCTGGTTGATGATTTGTGAAGGATTGCATCCTACCGCACGAGCAGCAGCCGAAATCCCATCCCAACTCTTTACAAACTTACCGTCCAAATCATATTGGTAAACAGGGATAGAGTTTCGGTTCAGCCCCCCGGTTTTCCCTTCCATTGAAGGCTTTTTCCCCAGCACGGAATATGAGTGCCTAACGTTCTCCGCCGGGGTGACCCATTCCAAATTTTCTGTCCGGTTATTCGTTTTGTCTCCGTCCTTGTGATTTACTTGCGACTTGTTTTGCGGATTTGGAATGAATGCTTCGGCAACAAGGCGATGAACAAAGGCGTTTTTTCTTGGTAGGTCGGGCCTATCGAGTTTTACAAACAGGTATCCCGTCTTGGACGCGCTGGGGATCAGTATTTTCCCGGTAATGATGTTTCGGATACGACCGTCGCTGCTTACCTCATACTTTCCGTAATATCCGACGGCAATGGCCCATGTAGTCATATAATACCCTCCCGGTTAAGTAGTGTACTACTACTATAGTGTTTTTGTTCTTGTTTGTCAACAAGCCGGGTCGACACGGTTTGTAATAAATTTTAGAAAGGATGATTTTCGTGGACAGTATGTCTCTGAGCGACATCGCTGCTGTTACCCGTAATTCAAACGATGAAACTGGTTGGGGGTCTGGGTGGTTCCTGATCGTCGTGCTGTTTCTCTTCATGTTTGGTTTCGGGAACAACGGATGGGACCGTCAGGGCGAGTTCGGCCAGTATGCCACGGCAGCGTCTCAGCAGGAGATTCTCTTTGGTCAGCAGTTCGGTCAGATGAATGACCGGCTGACCAACATCGGCAACGGCATCTGCAATCTCGGCTATGAGATGCAGGGCAACATCGGGCAGCTGGGCAAGGAGATGGCGCTGGCGCAGAATGGCACCAACATGACCATTATGCAGACCGGCAACAGCATTCAGGCTCAGATGGCTGAGTGCTGCTGCACCACCCAGCGTGCCATTGACAGCGTCAATGCCAACATCGACGCCAAGTTTGCCGCCCTGGAGAAATCTCAGTTGGAGGGCCGTATCGCCCAGCTGGAACAGGCCAACAATCAGCTGTTTATCAGGGACCAGCTGTGCGGCGTAGTGCGTTATCCCAACGGATACACCTACAATGCAGGCCCCTCTCCGTTTTGCGGCTGCAATAGCGGCTGCAACAACATCTGATTCCCGGTAAGCGAGATAAAGTGACGCCCTATTTGGCGAGGCATGCGGGGCGGCATTAGTCGCCCCGCTATTTTTGAATGGACAAAAATCAGCCTGATTAGAAAGGAATGATTCTATGAGTAAATCTGCAATCTATACCACCAACACAACCGGCGCAACCGTCCCGGTTGACGGCATCATCCCTGTTGGGAATACTACCCGCCGGTACGGCTGCAACATCAAGCAGGACGGCAATGCCATTACACTGTGTGGACAGGGGTATTACCTCGTCAACGTCTCCGGCACCTTGTCTCCCTCAGCGGCTGGCACCGTGTCTATCACCGCGCAAAAGGACGGCGTTCCGATTATCGGAGCGACGGGGGCCCAGACCGCCGCCGAAAACGGCACTGTTAATATTGGCATTTCTGCCATCGTCCGCAATGCCTGCGGGTGTGAAGGCTCTATTCTGTCCCTGGTCCTGGGCGGCGTTGCGGCAGTTGTAAACAACATGGCCGTCACCGTCGAGAAGCTGTAAGGGGTGCAACATGAAGGACGACCTGAAAGAATACAAGCGAAAACTGGAAAAGGAACTGTCTGCGTACATGGAACTGCCTGTGTCCGAACGTTCTGCTGCTGCCGTCCGAGGAATGGCGGAGTGCTGGGAACAGGTCGATAAACTCGGTAAATGTATGTCTGGATCCGCTGATTTTTCCAAAGAGGATGCCAAAGCATGGAATACCGACATGGAAAATGATGACGGCACCACCGGCGGGCATTGGACTGTTCAGCAAACCACCCCTTTCGCGGCCAACGCCGGTGTCGTGTTTGCGCACATCACCGAGGATGACTGGAACGTAGCCATGAATATGATGTATTCGGACTACTGCTCCGTGGCGGCAAAGTATGGCGTAAACAAGCCTGAGTTTTTCGCGGATATGGCCAAGGCATTCCTGTTTGACAAGGACGCGAAAGGTCCGAAAGAAAAGCTGTCTGCCTACTACCACGGAATTGCGGCGGTGTAA